GGGGTAGCGTTGTTGGGTAGCTAGTAGCTATAGGCTGTAGCTGTAGGTTGCAGCTATAGGCTGTAGCTATAGGCTGTAGCTATAGGTTGCAGCTATAGGCTGTAGCTATAGGCTAGTGCCTGCGCAGTTTACGTGCTGTGCTGCGCCATATTTCTCCAGCGGGGTCGCCTGCGAGGATGTTGAAGATAAGTAAGGCTCCTAGCAGCAGGACAGGCCAATAGGCTGAGAGGAAGTAGTTGATGGCGGGGGCGAGGTCTGTAGGGGAGTCCATGCGCGCTACTCCTTTGCGTTCTCGCGGCACTTCGTGTGAGCAAGCCGCACGAGTTGGTCGTAGACGAGGCTGACAGCGTCACACATGTCGTCAGCGTTGCGGTATTGGCCTGATGCAGCAAAGCCTGCGGCGATGGTGGCAAGGATTGGAAGTGTCTCGCGGGCGGTTGTGGAGCGCGCGCCGCCGCATTCATCGCAGAAATGACCGATCATCAGTTCTCCTCCTTTAGCATAGCTTCAAGCGAGCGTGGCACTCGCGCTGCGCGTTCCTCAAAGCTGATTGTAGGTTCCTGTGACAGCGGCAACTGGGAAGTATCGCTCTGAGCGTGAAAACGAGGATCATTGCCAATCGCCATGCTGCCATTGAAGATAGCGAAGCTATTGCTGCGGTTTAATATGAGTCCCAATATATTGCAAGTGCGAGCTTCTTCCTGTGTAAGGTGGTCTGTATGCTCAGGGATATTGCATGGGTAGGTGTCATAGAGTTTATCGTCACGATGGTCTGCGTCAGCATCATGTTCAGGCCACGGGTCAGGCTCGCTCATGGGGCGATACCTTCGTCCCATTCATAAGTCTCAGGCCCGTCCTCGCCTTGCTTGGCATCGCTGACCCACTCGCTGTAACCGTCCCCGGTGAGAGTCTGCACCATCTGGTCAATAACCCAGGCCTTGTGATGGGCACCATCTATCCCGCCGTAGCGGCGTGCAATATCAAGCGCTCGGCTGACCCGCTCGTCGATCATGTCGCCGTCGTTCATATTCCCTCCTTATCAGCCCTATACATGGAAACGCTTCTGTAGGCGTAGCGGTCCATTTCATCAGACTTCCACATCACAGCGGCCTCGTCTGGGTATTCCCACTGGTATTGACTCATCACCTTAAGGATGGCTTCAGCATCTGCGTGGTTGATATGAGCCACAGCCACGAACTCGCAGGCGGGTCCGAGGTCGTCCAGGTCGCCACAACCCGGCATGATACGGGTGCGCCCGAGAATCCAGTTGTCATAGGGATACGCCTTCTGGATCTCGATGAGCCTGTCCTCTGAGACGTGTGGGTTCTCGCTTCCTCGCGTGCCATGGTCAAGGCTTGAGTCAATCGTTGTCCAGACGATCATCACAACTGCGTAGCCGCTCATACAGGCCACCCGGCGACATCGTCATCTGGAAGAGGAAACGTGTCGAGCGCGCCTTCGTCTTCATCGAGCGCATCGCCCCACGCCACAACGCGCGTGACAGTCACATGCGGCTCGTCTTTAGGCGCAAGGTCGAACTGCACCACTCCTTCCTGCGCCATGAACCTGCGACAGCGGCACGTATCTATCTCGCAGCCGCCGACCTCGCGGGTCGCTGCAAGCACAGCGTGCATGTTGCGCGGGTGACGACAGTCAGGGTTTATGCAGAATATGCCTAGTTCTAAGAGGTTGAGGTTACTGCTCATGCTCATCGCTCCATCACAGTCGGCTCGTCAAGGACAAGCGCAACCAGCTTACGTGCCTCGCGGATCTTACCTTGCCATCCGCCATCGCATCCATCAGTCGTTTCAAGCACGTAGTCAATGTAGTTCTCAAGGAACTTCACGACAAGTTCTTTCGTGTCATGCTTCATTGGTCAACGCCTCCGTGAAATAGTTAAGAGCGCCTATCGCTACTCATCACTGTCGTTATAACTCTGGCGCTTCCGCTTCCAGATCTTCACCAGCACCCACCCGGCAATGACGCCAAGCGCCGCAGCCGCGCCAAGGAAGAGTGCAATGCCTCCCAGAATACTCAGAGCAACGCTCATGCCACACCTCCGTAAGCCTGCCATGCCGCACATTCTACTAGCGCGACAAATCTGCGAATCAATGCCATTTCACGCATCACTCGCTCCTTTCAGGATGCCTCAAGCACCGTGTTAGAGGTTCAGGCACGTGGTTCGTTCCACAAATACACACGGCCTTCATTTTACGCCTTGCCTTCGCTTCGCGCAGTTTTGCCACGTGCAGCATCCCTGTCGCACTCACATCCTTCACCCCGCGCCCTGGATCAACGCCCTCTCCAAGCAAAACTTCATAGATGCGCCTGCGGATGAACTCAGAAATCTGAGTGCGCTCACCATTGGCATCAAGCGCCTCGAACATTGCTCGCTCAATCACACGGAAACATTCGTCGCACGGCACAGGAATTACGCCGTCTTCATGCGGCTGATCGCTCGCCAGGATCTGTAGGTTCAAAGGCACATGCGTAGCTCCCATCAGCAGCCTCCTTCGTCGTCAGCGCGGCGCACCAGGAAATTGTATCCAGCAACGGTTTGATCAGGAAGCGGTGGCGCAAAGTTAGGGTAAAGCGCGAACATATCGACCTTGATCTCGCTCCATTTCACCGGCCAACGCCTTAGCACCCATCGCGGAGCGTAGTCTTTCTTCAGGTGTTCAAACCATGTCGCAGGAACTTCGTAGACCAGACGCCCAAGCTTCTGGCTCCAGACGTAACGCTTCATCTCCAAGACCATTCGCTGCATTGCATCCTCGGTCCTGAAGCCGATGCTCGTGTTTGCTGACGCAGCGTTCGTGTCAAGCGCACGGCACAGGCCAAAAAGCTGCTTCTGGAGGTAAACGCTCATAACACTAGAGATAGCCTTGCCGGGAAATTCATGTGCGATTGCCATCAGCGCACCCCCTTTTTCTTCGGACACTTGGCGTAGGATTCACCAAACAGGCGCAGTGGAACCTTAATCACATCAAAGGCAATATGGCGTTCGTATTCACTCATATCGCGTGGTAGATACCCCCCTACCACAAGGTGTTTGAAGATCAAGACGCTGCCAATCGTGAGGGCAGATTCTTTGTCCATACGCTCAGACGCCTTCGCTCTCGCCATCAGCGCACCTCCTCTTCTTCGTCGCCAAAAGTGTCCCTGATCCAATCAGCTAAAGCCAATGCGTCCCGAGGGCTTAGATTGTCAGTTACATTGCAAGGATCGCAAGCGTATTGAGGCGCAGTAGGCAGATGTAAATGCCCGTCAATACGCACACTGAACGTCCCTGCGGGAGTCTTGAGCGCGGGTGGGACAGCGGCAAGATACCTCGATGCGCGACTCATCAGCGCACCTCCTGAGCCATAGCCGTAGCCTTCCTACGGCGCTGACAGTCCCTAGGACACCCCTCAGGCTCACCCTTCCAACTCACTCCACAATCCACGCATGACCTCACAGGCTGCCCTGGGAGCATCGCATCCGCGTAGAAGGGCGGCGGCATTGGCGTAGCAGGGAACGTCAATCCTACGCCATCATGACGCGCTACAGGGGCAACTCGCAGGTTTTCAGCCGGGGTTGCAGCCATAAGGCCAGAGGCATAGGGCGTCTGCGCGTAAGGCATCTGCGCATGCCCCGATTTTCTCTTCTGCTCCGATCTTTCTGTTTGTACGTACCTCTGCGGGGGAGGGGTAGCAGCAGCCTCCCCTGCGCCCTCAGGCTGCAACCTCGCAGGCACCCACTCCTCACACACCTTGCAGCGACACTCTCCGCTCATGGATTGCTCCTCGTGTAATGGTGGCGCGTCAACGGCTGTGCATGCGCACTTGAAGCACGAATACTTCCAACTCCACTCAAATACATGTTGGTGGCCCTCTGTGGTCAACTTAGCCTCCTCATGGGGCCTGGGCGGTGGGATGGGAGCCACAAGATGCTCCCCCCACACGCATAGCCCGTTGGAATGGTCACACATTTAGACTGCCTCCAATGACGTATCTGCGGGGTAGGTTGAAGCACCCCGCAACTGGACAACAGAACAAGTGGACAGCCCCCGATATCTATAGGGGGTAGGTGTCCACTGTCCAGTTGGACACATTACCCGCGCCCTGCCTAGCTTTTTTAGTATGAGCATGTTTTGTCCAGTTGCGTGTCCACTTGCCTATTTGTCCAGTTGCAAAATGGCCCACATGACACGGCCAACCCATTGCTTTTTCAACAGGTTACGCTTGACCAGCTTCGCGGTCGCACGCTGGACAGCTTTCTTGTGTCCCTTTTGTCCACTTGTGTCCAGTTGGATTTTGGACACAGGGGCAGCACCGTCTGGCTGGGTCTTCAGGAACCTTAAAATCTGGGCCTGATCATCCCCGGAAGCCTCCGGGTCATAGATCAGCCGGAAGGGTCCGTTTTCGTCATTGCGGTCGTCGTGGTCAAAGTGGACATCGAAGGGGTCTGTGCCGCTTGCGCCCTCCCCGTGCCGGTCCTTCTCAGGGATGACATGGATGGAGTCGTCAACCGGACCTTCCTCGGCGACAATGTGGTTGTCGAGGTTGTTTCGCTTGTTGGCGCTACCTGTCAGCCTGTCCTTGGGTTTATTCAACTCCGCGATACCGGATGGCTTTCGCTGGTGGTCAATGAAGATAAAGCCGCAGTTGTGTTGGTTACGGATCTTCGACAACTCCTTGAAGATTTTTACAGTGAACTGGCTGTCTTTCTCGTCTCCACCAAAGATCTGCCGGAAAGAGTCGATCAGGACGAAGTCGATCTTCTCCTTCCTGACAACGGCATTGAGCGCCTCTACACCCTCAGTGTTGTCTACGCTGAAGATGCCTTGCCCTATGACCATCAGGTTAGCCTCAAGCATCTCTAGCGGCTCTTTAAACGCGCCGCGTGTCATCCTCTGGAACCTGAGTTTTGTGGCCTTCGCGGGCATCTCCATGTCGATATACAGCACCTTGTAGGGTCGCGTGACATCGAAGAACCCAAACCAGGGCGTTCCTGATGCGAGAGCAATCGCTAGGGAGATAAGTAGGTAAGACTTGCCTATGCCGCCTTCACCGGAGATTGTTGTAAAGCCGCTCTCCATGATGAGTTCCCCGTTGACAGCCCAAGGAATAGGCTCAATCTCATCTTCGTAGAATTGCTTGACTGTGAACGGGGCGAAACCAATCTTCTGTAGGAGTGGGTTCTGTTCCCATCCGACCACCTTCGCCTCAGATTCGCTCACGCTCCCACCTCAGAAGGCCCATCCATAGGCCGACGCATGTAACGCAAGGCGCAGGAGGGGATCTGCGTATAAGCGTTGACCAGACGCTTTCCTTGCGGCACCGGAGGCGTTGGGGATCTATGGATGGGCCATCTCAAGCGAGAACGGGATTGGTATCGGTCAGAGCCAAGGGTCATCGCATACTGTCTCCGGTGCGGCCAATTCGTACTGCGTCCTGCGGTCATTACCTTAGCAGCAAGCCTTGTGCCACGCAACCGCAATTTGCCTGGCATAGACAAATACGCCAATCGCTGCAACTCGTCCCCCTCGCGCCCTGCCAAATTGACGCACTCTGCCGCATTGGCGCACAATGGATGCCTCTATGGCATTCAAAGCAAAACTTCCTGCTGCGCGAGCGGAACTGATCTCTGAAGTCCCTTCGCAGGAACTAGCCCTCTCTGAATGGTCCCCGCCAAAGCTCGTCAGTAAAGCCGATGTCGCTCTTGCCACAGAGGAAACGAAAAACCTCGCCGCGCAGCGGGAAGTCCTCCAGGCCCATGAGAACATCTACTCCGCCCTCTCCTACCCCATCCCCCCGGTAGGCGAAGATGGCATGACTGCCAAGGATCATCGCGAGGCCATCATGGCTCAAGGAGCCTTCTCCCTCAAAGTGCTCTCCACAATCCAAGGCGAGAAGCAAACCATTGTCTGGGACACGCGCGATCCTCGCCAGCGTGCCGACCTGAAGAAAACCTCTTGGTATGTCGAGCAAATAGTCCGCTTCCAAGGGATGCTTGCGCCAAAGGACGCTGCCGCGGCTGCAACCAAGATGGGCGAAGACTCCCTTGCGCTTCTCTGCCCGCCAACGAATGGCACAGGGACGCCCGAGTCTGGGCCTACGTCCGCATCATAAGCAGCTTACGATGGGACAGGGCGACTACAACCTCAAGAAGCGCCTCGCACGCGAAGCCGCCGCAGCAGAGAAGGCGCTCAAGAAGCGCGCCAAGCGCGGGCCTTACAACGTAGCCCTCTCTGAGACTCCCAATGCTGTTTATCAGCGATTACACAGACTAGGGCTTCCGGCAGAAGAAGTCGCTAGCGCTGTTCGTCTTGCCAAGGCGCGTCAGAACTCTGCCTCCTCAGCCGCCGAAGACGCTGTCCTTGCCCTGCCTACGCAAAACACCGTGGCGCAGCAGATCATCCGCAGCACTGCCATGCTCGACGCCACCATCCGCGCCGCAGAGCCCTTAAACATCGCTGACGCCCTTCTCACCAAGGAGCAGGAACTTGCTGCCCGCCGCCTTCAGGCCGACGCTGAGGAGCAATACCGCCAAACCCTCCGCATCGCTGCAAAGAACTCGCTGTGGGTCATGCTCACCGAAGTCGTCTTCCACCCAAGCATCGAATGCAATGGCAGCACCACGCCGCCCTCGGAAGGCATTGAAGGCTGCTGCTACAAGAAGTCAGTCTTCTACGAGCCCTTGCACAAGGAGTGGTGCGAATACGTCCAAGACCTGACCAAGAAGCGGCGCGGCATCCTTGCCCCTCGCGGACACTTCAAGAGCAGCGTTGTCACTCTCGCCTTCGCCGTATGGCTTCTCATCACGCACCCGAACTGGCGCATCCTCGTCGTCAGCGCAGTCGAGAAGAACGCCATCAACTTCGCCGGAGTCGCCAAGGACGCCTTCCATCGCAACCCTCGCATGCGCTGGCTCTTTCCAGAAGCCTGTCCTCCAGTAGACGCCCGCTTCGGCACGGAGCAGGAGTTCACCATCCCCTCCCGCACGGACATCACCATCACCGCGCCCTCGCTCACCTCCGCGCACCTTGACGCCTCCCTCGCCTCGCAGCACTTCGACGTAATTCTCTTCGATGACCCCATCGAGCGTAAGCACGTAGCCACCGAGGAACAAGCCTCCAAGGCCCGCGCATCGTTCAACAAAGTCCTGCCGCTACTCGACCCCGGAGGCATCATCCGCATCCTCGGGACTCGCTACGCGCACTACGACCTCTACTCAGTCATGGTGCCAGAGTCCCAGGGCGGCACGGCCACCTCAACACCCTACGAATGGATTGTCCGCGCAGCCTTTGAGAAGGATGGCAAGCCCGACTTCGAATCAGGCGATCCAATCTTCCCGACGCGCTTCTCCCGCGCCATCCTCCTCGACATGCTAGAGGCGATGCGCCTCGACCCTGAACTTGGCGAAACCTTCTGGTGGCAGCAGTACATGAACATCTGCCGCGCCCCTGGCACCGAACCCTTTCTTGAGGAATGGTTCCTTGAGATTGACCCTCCGCAAGCACCACCAGTTCTGTTCGGCAAAATGATCTGCATAGACACGGCACTGAAGGACGATGCTGCTAAGCGCGGCGGCGACCACACAGTCATGCTTGCGGGCGGTTGGGACGCCCAAGGTCGTCTCTACATCTTTTCTGACGCCACGCGCTCGCAGACCCTGCGCAGCAAGGAGTTCCTGGACATCCTTGTCTCCATGGCGCGCACCTACGGAATCGTAACAATCGTCAAGCAGAAGGTGAGCGAGGACACGCTAGGCACTTCGATCCGCGATGCCTTCAATGCGGTCCATCTGCCGCTCGACTATCGCCCGATCACAATCAATGCCATGGGTCGCAAGGAGATTCGTATCAAGGACGCGCTACAAGGCCCATTCCAGCGCCAAGAAATCTTCTTTGTGCGTCGTCGCAACAAGGATGGCTCCTACTCGCCAAACCCCATCATTTTGCAGATCAAGAAGGAACTAGTGAACCTTGGCCAGTATTCCTCAGACGATGCTGCCGACGCCCTTGCGAACTTCTTCCACCCAGACGTAAAAGTCCGAAAGCAGAATGTCGTGGGAGATGTGGGCGGATGGCGTGTGCCGGGATCGCCTATGGTTCAGCAGTCCAACCACGAGGGCGCGGCTCTATGGAAGGTTGCCAAAGGCAATATTACAGGGTGGGACGGTGTGCCAAATTGACTGCGCCAAATTGACGCATGTGCCAAGTTGACGCTAAACTTATCACTGGGAGGTTTTCTATGAAGTCAGACAAGTGTATGCCCGCCCCGAAGAAGTCCGCGCCTCCTGCAAAGAAGTCGCTCCCACCCTTTATGAAGAAAGGTGGCAAGTAATGAGCCGCGAATCCAACTACGAACCAGACAAGTCCAAGGGCTACTCGCAGCCTCTCACCTTTGAGGACTACGCCTACACCCCTTGCACCGACAATGGATCTCTTGCCGACACTCCGCTTGAGGGTCAGAAGATTTCGCAGCGAACCCCCTTTGAGGAGTTTGGCTATCCCGGCTCTGGCGCAGGACGTAAGTAACCTCGCTCCATGATGACCCCGACAGCACTCTTCTCTGACCGGGAATCGCTAGACCATATCCCTCTTCCAATGGAAGGGATGTCGTCTGGCGCAGGCGATCCTGTGCTGTCTCTCTGGCACACGCGCTATCGCCAAGCGCTTGAATACCAGCAGCAGTCCGGCGCGGAACTCTCGTGGGCGCGCTATTGGCGTTGGTATCGCGCCTTCCGACAGCCCATGACGCAGCCCTTCGACTGGTGGCGCTCGAACGAAGTCATCCCGACATGCTTCAAGATCGTCGAGACAATCTTCCCGCGCCACATCCTCTCCATGTTCGACTCCCCTGACTGGTTCTCTGTGCGCGGCACAGAAGGTATGGACGAGCGGTGGGAGCTTGCAATCGAATCCCTCATGCACGAGCAACTTGAGGAGATGAACATCTTCCCTACAGCCTATGAGGCGCTTAAGTATTGCGTCATCATGGGGCATGTCTGGGGCAAGGTCATCTGGAAGGAAGAGTATCAGACTCGCGCCATCCTTGAGCCAAAGATAGCCATCAATCCAGAGACAGGTGAAGTGCAGTCCGTCGCCATGTCCAAGACGACTGTAAACGAAGTCGTTGCAGATCGTCCCGACTTCTCCTACTGCCAACTCGACCGCATCAAGGCTGACCCTTCAGGCAAGGCAATGTGGTTCATCGAGGAGATGGACACCACTCTTGAGGAACTGGAGACAACGAATGAGCGCATGGGTGGGGGAGTCTACTCGAACCTCGAAGAACTTCGTGGGCGTGGCGGGGCGGGCATCAATCAACTCTCCCGCTCCTACCAGGAACCACAGTCCACAGAAAACATCCCTCAAACCACAGCCAACCCTCCCGCTCGCGACACCATTGGACTCTGGCAGTGTTGGGGATGGACCCCGAAGGCGGCTCGTGGCCCGGATATGGCAGAGTGGCGGCTAGTCGTCATTGCGCAGAAGTCCGTTGTCATTCGCGACATCCCTGCGCCAACCCCTGACGCCAAGCCCCCTTACTTCGGGATCAAGTGCATCCCCATCCCCGGCCAACTCTACGGCGAATCGCCCTTGAAGTATTCCGGTCCAATGGTCGATCAGCAGACGCGCCTTTCCAACATGCGCATGGATCAGACCTACCTGAATGTCTGGGGCCAATACGTCTACGACAAGTCATCGGGCATCACATCGAACGAGATGCTGTTCCAGCCGGGAGGAGCCATCGGAGTCAATGGCAATCCTCGTGACGCATTCATGTCCCTTGCGCGCCAGCCCAATCTTCCCGAAGCCTACCGCGAGGACGAGTATCGCGAGGCGCACGCTGAAGCCGCCGCAGGCGTTCCTGACCTATTCCAAGGCGGACAGGAGACTGACCGTCCCACGACAGGCGACTCGCAGATCCGCCTTCAGCAAGGCTCCATGCGCTTCAACGCGCACGCGCTCTGGCTTGACCAGACCTTCAAGCGCGAGCTTCTCAATCGCACCTTTGCGCTTCTTCAGATGCGTATGCCCAAGGAGCATGTTGCTCGCATCCTTGGCTCAGACGGCATTGACTACGATGTGACGCTTGACCTTTCGAGTATCCAGGTGCCTGTTGACTTTGTCATTGGCGGCGGGCTTCTTGGCATCAGTAAGCAGCAGCGCATTGACCAGTATCAGCGTCTTGTTGAGTTTGGGGCATCGCCTATCTATGGTCCATACATCCGTGCCGATGCAGTCCTTACCGACTTCATGCGCGAGATTGGCAAGAAGGACATCCACCGCTACATCAAGACCGAGATGGAAGTGCAGCAGGCCCAGATGATGATGGGCGCTCCGCAGGGGTTAGGAAGCGGTGTCGCGGGTTCACCTGCACAGGTTGGGGGCGGTGGCCCTGGTCAGATTGGGCAAGGCGCTGGCGCTCCACAGCTTCCCGCCAATGCCGGACCTTCCACGCAAGGAGCCATGTGAGCATACGCCGTCGCCTTGCCCGCCTACTTGACCCACGACCGCAATGCACTCGCTGCATTGACCTTTCCGCCTACTACGCGGCCCTCAAGCCGCTTGAACCGGCAGAGCCAACAGGCGATCCCGCAGACGCCATGCGTCGAATGATCCATACAGCGTCCATCATGGACGACCTCGACAAGTGCGAGGGATGGCGCGACCTTGTCGGCAAGATCAAGGCTGCACGCACGGCGCTTGTTGAAGACCTTGCACTCGGCAAGTTCCGCCCGGCGCGTAAGCCCCCGCTCGACACCACCGAGATACAGGCAATCATCTTCGCCCTCGACACAGTCACGGGCATCCCCGAAGCCGCTCGCCGCCAATACGCCGATTGGTTCGCCATCCAACAGCGGCAACTTGAAGCAGCGTCTAAACTTGACGCTCGTGACGAAAACATGCACTATAGTGCAGGTGCGTCAATATGACGCACTCTTCAATGATCCCCTGTGCGATTTCCCAGACGCGCTCTTACGGCGTGGATGTCTTGGTCATCGCCGCTTGCGCTTTCAACGGCGCCTGATAGGACTTACCGATGCCTGATCCATTTGCACAGCCCCGCGATCCAAACGTGATTCAGGTCGCTCCCTCGACCCCTTCCGACGCAGACATTGCCTCCGCGCAAGCGCGTCTCGGGGAGTCGGCGATCAACGACATGACTTCACAGTGGATGAACGACGATTCTGCGAACCGCTTTCAGGATGGCGGACGCTACCAGGATGGAACGCCTGCTCTCACTGGCCCGGCGCTCCAGTTGGAAGCCTCTGCCACTGAATACGCTCCGCAGCAGGAGTATGCTCCTATCTCGCAGGCTCCTGGCACTGAGGACTTCCGCGTCAAATACGGTCGCAGCGAAAACGAGAAAGGCGAGATCCGCCGTCAATATGAGGCTCAGGTCGCCGCTCTCGCAGCCCAGAACGCAGAACTCTCCGCAAGACTGTCTCTCGCAGCCTCGCAGCCGGTTCCGCAGTATGGCTACGCGCCGCAGCCGCCTGCCGCTCCCTACAATGCCTTCCCTGACCGCGACCCCAATGAACCCCTGACCATCGGCGACTGGAACCGTATCGCTCAGGAGCAGGTTGACCCTGCCCTGAATCGGATCTTTCAGCAGACTCAGGCGGTCAAGCAGGAAGCAGTCTCGGCAGCGTATCGACAGTTCGGAGGTTTCGATGTCTCCCCTGTCGAGGAAGCGGCAGTCTACGCAGATGCTCCATCGCTTCGTCTTCTGCCGCCCACAGAGCGTGATCGCACTGTTCTGCAACTCGCCCACGCCCGAAGGCTCACTACCCAGTCTCAGGCATCTACGTTCCAGAACACCCCACAGATCGTCCCGTCGCAGCGCGCTCAGAATGCCGCTCCCGTGATGATCGACCCGCGCAGGGTCATGCGGCAGCAGACATACGTCGAAACCGCTTCCCCTTCGCAAGCGAACTCGCCCGTCGAGCCTCTGACCGACGAGGCCAAGCAGATGCGAATGAACGCTGAACTCGCAAATGCCAAGACCTCTAAGGAAATGGAAGTCATCGTCAACAAGTGGTTCCCAGGCTCCATCAGGAACGATGACGCTGGCTGGCCCGGTCGGGCGGCAAGTCGCTAGAAAGAGTAGCCTCACATGGCAATCACAAATACCACAACCCTCGCACTTGGCTTTCTCCCGAAGTATTGGGACAAGAAGATCGGCGAGAACCTTCGCCCCTCGCTCTACCTCTACGACTTCGGCGAGAAGCGGCGCATTCCCCTTGGCACTGGTAAGACCATCCTGATCCCGCGCATCCTCAAGCGGACGAGCGGAGTCATCACCACCTCCGTCACAGAAGGCACCGCGCCTGCTCTGTGCGCCCTGTCCTCGCAGCTCATCTCCGGCACCCTCAAGCAGTTCACGGGCGCCTACAAGCACTCCGATGTCATCGCAATGACGGCTCTCTCCGATGTGGTTCAACTTGCCATCAAGGAGATCGGATACGACCTTGCCCGCGAGATGGACACCCACACCTTCAATCAGATCAGCGCCAACGGTCTGAAGATCTACGGCAACGGCAAGGCCACCTCCAACCTCGTCCTCATCGCCGACACCATCCGCGCCAAGGACATCATCAAGGCGACGGTGCAGCTCGACTCTGCGCAGAACCCGCGCTTCCCCGGCACGAACTGCTACGCCGGATACATGCACCCCAAGCTGAAGTACGACATCTTCACCGCCACCTCTTCGACGTTCGCCGGATGGGTGGATGTGATGCGCTACTCCGAGAACTCGGTGGAGCGGATCTTCAACGGAGAGGTCGGCAAGTTCTGGGGAGTCAAGTTCGTCGAGTCCACGAAGCAGAAGGCTTCCACTGGCCCGCTGTGCATCACCACGGCCTCGACGGCTTACACTTGGATCTTCGCTCCTGAGTCCTACTACGTCACGGAACTGGAAGGGCTCGGCGCTCCCCAGACCTTCGTGAAGCAGCTTGGGTCCGCAGGTGCAGCAGATCCGGTCAACCAGTATGGCTCGGTCGGCGCGAAGTGCTTCTTCACCGCCATCCCGGTCAACTACACCTCGACGGAGTATCGGATGGTCCGCATCCTCTCCTCGCGCTCGCTGTAAACCCAAACGCGCAGGCGTCCTTCGGGGCGTCTGCGCTTTTCGACGAAGGAGCCTTCAATGGCAAACGACAGAGCAATGGCCGGGTTCAAGAACGATCAGATCACCAACCCCGCTGACTACATGAAGGGGACTGGCTCGAACTACGAGCATGTCGGCTGGCCCAAGACGGTCATCTCGCATTCCGGCGACGATCCCGCTTCCCCCCGCCCCGGCACGATGAACGATTCGGGCGGCTACAACTCGAAGTAACGCTTTATCGCAGCAGGTAGGCTCGCACGCCCGCCTGCTGCGTAGTTTCCTGGGCCTGCCGCACCTTGCCCCGTGCTTGGGGGCGGTTCATGCCGGTTCGATCCCGGCAGGGTCCACCACGGGAGGAAAACAACAATGCGTGCGATGCCTCACTCTGATCCATTGACCCTCTCACCACACTGCAACCAACTCGTGAAGTATGGGACATGGTATGCAGAAAACTCCTCCGACCGCTACGATAAGCGCCCTCTATGGGCGCATCTTCCGCTCAAGCCTCTTAAGCGTGCGCGTAACGACGTATGGAAGGCTACAAGGCGTGGGTATCGAACAGAGCGCATCACTGGTCGCACCGGCTCAATCATCGGCCCTGTGCGCGAGATCCTTGCGTCCCGCCCTGAGCGTCAAGGTCGCCCGGTGAACTGGGAGAACAATCGCCCCAATGGCACCCTTTGGAATCTCGCCAAACTCCCTTGGGCAGTCTACGACTACAATGTCTACACTTGCCGCGATCATCAACTGCAACTCTATGTAGCACGCGACCTTACGCAGAAGATCGTCGGCGTATGTGAGATTGGCATCTTCGGTGACACGGCCATTGTCCTCTTCTTCCTCATCCATGCCGCGAACCAGAAGGACGGCGTTGCTAATATGCTCATGTTCCACGCATCGCTTGCAGCCTCCGCGCATGGTTGCACCACTTTCAGTTACGGGTGGGAGAAGCATCGCGACACTCCGACATGGAAGTTTGAGGAAGGGCTTGGCATCACGAATATTGGCCTTACGCTTGCCGACATCAAGGAGGTATCTCGTGCGTAAGAGATGGGATCTACGCGAAGGGCTTGGGCAGAAGCGCCTGCACCCATTCACGCTTCAGCGCATCATGGACGCACACAAGCGAAGCGGTCCACAGTATCTGCGCCTCTTCGGATGGCGCACCGGCCCTGCCGAAAAATACACCATCTACGACCAAGACCTGCCGCGCCGCCAAGGGGTGATTCATCTGGGCCACGCTGACGAGGAATGGTTTGCGCAATCAGTTGTTGCCAATGTAAGCGCAGATTCAATGGGTCGTGAGGCAGAGATCATTCGCCCTGATGGTCATGGTGGAAAGGCTGTGAACGTAACAAAGCCCCGCGACAACGACATTGTGCGCCCTAGCTACATCCAGGTCATCGGATCACTTCTTCGTAATGGATGCGTCATGCCGGGGCGCGTGTGGGATGACTGGCTCAGTGGCTCAACTCTTGACGATGCGCGTCCCTCGCTTGAATGGTGCGACCCTGACCTTAGACTCTTCTACAAGGACATCTAGCCATGAATGAAGTCACGCAGCAAGCACCTGTGTTTGAGGCCCTTGACGACCTGCCGTTCCCGGCAGTAAGCGTCATTGTCTCGACCTACAACCGCCCCAAAACGCTCGCCCGCGCCCTCGCATCAATCCACGCGCAGCTTCCCACCTTCCGCGATTTTGAGGTCATCGTTGTCGATGACGCGTCAACGGAGAAGGATGTAGCGCGAGTCCTACGCGAGTGGACTGTGACTTTCGAGGAAGCGGGCATTCTCATGCGCTCCTACCGCCTTGGCGAGAACTCAGGCTATCAGGCCGTCCCTAAGAATCAGGGCATTGAGCAATCTCGCGGAGACTACATTGCTTTCCTTGATGACGACAACGAATACATGCCGGGAGCATTGCGAGCGTTCTTCGATGCGATGGAGGAAGGCGATGTCTGGCCGCAACTAGTCTACGGCAGATGGGAGTATGTGCGCGACGAAGGCGCTCCTGAAAATACTGTGGACGGACAGACGCTTCCGGTCGGTGAGACGCCGCTAGTTGAGCATAATCCTGAGCGACTGTGCAGCAGCCCTTTCGCCAACTACATCGACACTTCTTCCTTCATGACAACTCGCGGGTTCTTCTGGTTCCTGCACGAGACAACAGAGTCCATGTGGAATGAGCGTTGGCGACGATTCGGCGATTGGGAGCTTCTGGCTCGCGCCTGTGCTAAGGCCGGAGCCTCGCGCTTCAAGCCCATCGACAAAGTCGTCATGCGCTATCACTGGGGCGCAGACAACCTTCAACTCACTCGCCCCTTCGGCGAAACCCCTCACCCCAAGTCCATGACCACAGGAGCCATGCTGTGAGCGACATTGAACGCCCTCGCGTCCTCGTCTACACCGTCTCGCGGGCAGCAGGAGCGCGAGTCGCACCGGCCATCGCATCCCTCACAAAAGCCCAATCCACAATGGGAGCGCCTGCACGATGGATTCTCTGGCGCAACTCGCACGACCTTCCGACATCGCTTGCAGGCTTTGACATTGCCGGGTCAGGCGAGAACGTGGGTCAGCATGTTGCCCTCGCCGCAATCCTCAGAATCGCCGAGGCAGAAGACTACGACTTCATCGTCAAGGTGGATGACGACCTTCTCTGGAAGACTCCGAGATGGCTCAAGAAGATGCTGGCAATCGAACGCGAGGTGTATGCGTTCTCTGGGCAGAGGTGCGTTTTCGCTCCTGTCATCAAGGGACTGAAGAACCCTGTGCCAATAGCCGCCCGCATCAAACTCAAAGGGAAGATCCCGCTTGCCGTGGTTCCTATCCTTGGCGGCGCGTGCCGCCTCCATCACATCAGCTTCTTCAATGGCTACACCGCCGATGTTCGCAAGGCCATGGGAGCAGGAGGGGATACGTCAGTGGCGCAGCACGCAGGAACCACAGGCGTCTCGCTGTTTTACTGCCCATGGGTGCGCATCGAGCATCCGACACGCAAGATGGAAGAGGCCGACCCGGACTACTTTGAGTTACACGACCTGTTCCAGATCCTTCCCTACATTCCGCCCTACACGGGAGAGGTGCTGCATGAGTAAGGCTACCGACATAAAGCCAGTCGTTCTTGACTTCGATGACCTGTGCGATGCCACGCGTCCGAAACTCGCCTACATCGCACGCCTTCGCGAGAAGATGCCAACCGTCAAGGTCACGCTATTCACCATCCCTGCGCGCTGTAGCGCAGCCACGATTGCTGAAGCGAAGTCGCTCGGAGACTGGGTGGCACTTGCTCCTCACGGGTGGCGGCATGGCTTTGGCGAATGCCTGTCATGGACGCAGGAAGAGGCCATGGCGAAGATCAAACTTGCACAGGACAAGGGCATTGACGCGCCATCCTTCCGCGCTCCTGGGTGGCTACTGAACGACGAAGTCTACGCAGCGTGCGCCTCGCTGGGGATTGTCGTTGCCGACCATGCCGGGTTTCGCGTGCTTGGCTCCACAGCATCCACCTACACCTACAACAAGGCGCTTCGTAACCCGCGCTACATGCGCCTTCACGGGCATCTTCCGAACGTCAGTGGCAATGGCATCGAAGATCACTTCGATGAATTCATTGTCCCGAACGCGGAGGCGCGTGAGTTCAAGTTCGTTCACGAGGTAGGCGAGGCGCCAACACCTATTACTTCAGGGGGTGAGGCGTGAATGGCGGCGGACCAACACCTTGTCGGCTGGAACTCCAGACGGTCATCGGAAAGATCCTCAACGAACTTGACATCGACAAGCCTGAGCGAATTCTCTATGTAGGCATCGCAGGTCCTACTGCCACAGAAGACGATCTGACGTATCTTAAGACACGCCCATTCAAGACGCTTGATTGCGATCCGGAGACTCATCCCGACATTGTTGCCGACATTTGTAACACCGGACTTCCATCCAACTCATTCGACCGCATCATTATGACCTCGACCATTGAGCATGTGTGGGACTTTCGCGCTGCCTTGGCCGAGTGCCTTCGCATCCTTGCTCCTAATGGTTGGTTGGTCATGGATTGCCCGTGGATGTATCGCTATCATCCTGAGCCTACCTTCGGTGACTACTGGCGCATCTCAGCTCCTGCGCTTGACAGGCTGCTTGAGGACGTTGGTTTTGCGGAAGTCCATAGCGAAATGAAGGAGATCCAGTCCTATGCGTGGGCGCGCAAGGAGGCGCTGCCGAACTGGGATCAGCAGGCAACGTCATCCCATGGAGAGCAATCCGGCTTTGCCACCCGCGCCGCAGCCCGTGTGAAGATGCTCATAAACTTCACCGCAGGGGATCTCTGTGAGGACGACCTATGCGTTGACTTTGGCGGAAGCGATGGCATGACCGCTGAGAAGTTCCGCAAGATCACACGCAATGCCATGGAGTGTTACGATGGTCAGGCGGATCGGGTGGAATGGGCGCGTGAGCGCGGTGTTCCTGCACGCCAAGGGCTAATGGAATCGCTACCTTACGCAGACGGTGAGGTTGCTTGGGGGTATTGCTCACATACGCTTGAGCATACGCTGAATCTCACTAAGTCGCTTCGGGAACTGTCGCGGGTCATCTCCCAAGGGCTTCTGGTCATCGTCCCGCTTGAGACATACGAAATGCGCAGACGCGAACTAGCGCATCACAATGGCGATGCAAGCGTTGATTGGTGGGCGCAGAAGATTGAGAACGCAGGCTTCACTGTTGGCTGGAGAAGCGACCTTGATTACAACGCGACATCCAACCCAATGATGTGCGAAGGCCTCATCATGGCGTATAAGCCTGAAGTATGGGCCAAGATCAAGGCCCGTGTTGAGGCCATGAAGGCTGCGCAGCGTGAGGAGCAGGACCGCCTTGACGACATCAAGCACGCCGAATGGGCGCGAATGCGGGCAAGGCGCGTTGTCGCCAATCTTCCTGACGAAGTAGCAACATCCTCATGGGTGGACTTTGGCGGAGGCTATGGGGATGCGGCTGATGAGATTATGAAGGCGTGTGTAGATGCCGACATACGCGTCCTCGACATCAATCCCGACAAACTTGTGATAGCAAAGTCAGTTGGCATTCCTGTGATTGAATCTGACGCAGCTAGCACTGGTCTTGATGACGCATCCTACGACTGGATCTACTCATCGCACATGCTTGAGCATGTTGACGATCTTGGCGCCGTGCTTCGTGAGATGTATCGCGTATCCAGCAAGGGGGTCTACCTCGTTGTTCCATTGCAGGAGGATACGCCCGAACTTCGCAATCTATACGTCTCTCACAAGAGATTCCTTCCAGCGATTGAAGACTGGGTGCGCGAACTTACCGCAGCAGGATTTGTCATTCATCACGCCCGTATCGAATCCTACCTGAACGATCTTCCAGAGGCGGACATTGTCGCCCTCAAGCCAGGAGTCACCATTGAAGCGTAAATTGAAGATCCTGTATCTACATAAGCAAGGCGGCGGCGTCGGAGACTATCGCTGTTGGACTCCTGCGCGGGCGCTTGAGCGGCGTGGGCATGAAGTCTGGTATTGCGACGACCGCAACGATGCGCTTGCCGAACGTGATCCAATGACCTTTCTGGCAGAGAAGGCAGCGTGGGCGGATGTCGTTGTCTCAGGGCAGACCACCGAAGTCGAGCATGTTGCGCTTCTTGCCATGATGCGAAACTTCGCAGCCAAGCAACTCGGCAAGTCGCTTCCGATCATCTGCGATGCGGATGACGATGTCCTGCATGTGCCTCCCTACAACACTTCATTTAAGGGCTATACGGCAGGAGGGTCGTTCCGCAAGGCATCGCTCTGGCACTTCCGCAATTCCGACGCACTGAGCGTCACAACTGCTGCGCTTGCGTCTGTCTACGCTCCCTACAACAAGAAGATAGCCATCCTTCCGAACTGCGTGGAGCCTGAGACTTGGGACGAGCTTCCTGTGGACCCGGACAGGGCAAAATCAGGCGACATACGCATTTGCTTCGCTGGAGGAATCGGGCGGCTTGAGGACATCAACCAGATCCGCGATGCTCTTGAGATAGTCATGCGCCAGCGCCCACAGGTGCGTCTCTACTGGATGGCAATGATCCCCGATTGGGCTGTGGAGCAGTGGATGCCCTCGACTTCTGACCCGTCGCAGAATCGCGCATTCTTCATCATGCCTGCGAATGTGCCGCTCTATAAGCGGGCAATGAAGTGGCTTGCGCCTGACATCTTCCTCGCGCCGGTGGTCACCAACGCCTTCAATGCAGCAAAGTCGAACCTCAAGGCTATGGAAGCGGCCATGATGGGCGCTGCCTGTGTGGCAACAGACTGGGCTACCTACGCTGATGTGCCTGATTCAGCCATCCTGTGGGCCTCTACGACCTATGAGTGGAAGGAGTCACTGCTTGCCCTGATAGACGATGCCGCCCTTCGCGCCAAGAAGGTTGCAGCCGCCCGTGAATGGGTCTTGGCAGAACGCAGCATTGACGCCAAGATTCATCTATGGGAAGATTTCTATGAGGAAGTCACGGGGCTTCCTGTCATTGATGACGACGGCAATGGCATGGCCGACGCAATAGAAGTCATGGAGGCTGCCCCGTGAGCACCGTAGTCACTTCCTACAGCAGCACCAAGCCCGGCACATTCGGCTACCTCAAGAAGAAGGTTGCCAGAATAGTCGGAGGCGAGCGCCAACCAACCATCCTAGCTGCTTGCGGCGAGTTCCTCAACGAGCAAATCGTCAAGTTCAACGCCGCTCTCTACGAATGCAACAAGGTCGAGACGGCTATCATCACTGTCACAAATGGCGCAGATACGTCACTTCCGACCCTGTTCTACAAGGAGATCGAGTTTCGTGTCACCGATGTCCATGGCGACAAGATCAATGAACTGACCTATATCGACTACGCCGAGTATCACAAGGTGTTCGTGACGCGCCCGGCGTCCCTTGGGACATTCACCTGCTACTACACCTTGTTCAATGTCCATGCGGACGGGAAGATACGGCTTCTTCCGCAGCCAGACTACGGCGCATCTGCATCCACCCAATACATCAAAGGCTCCTACTACAAGCGATTTGCGCTGCTTGCAGAGGATGGCGACATCCTCGACGCCCCGCAGGAGATCGAAAACGCCCTGGTCTACGGGGCGCAGGTCGAGGCGCTTACGATCTATGCCCCAAACTCCCCGGCGCTTCCGGTCAAAGCCATGGACGCTCGCGACGCACTGAGCCGCTTTGAGAAGTCTGACCGTCAGCACGAGGATCAGCACAGGCGGTTTCGTCTACCACCTCCTACATTTGCAGGCTACTACTCGTGGCCTTACTACCCAGGTTACTAAGGAGCCTCGCCAATGGCTACGTTCTCCTTCCGCTCAAACAACGTCACAACGCTCTCAGGAGGCTACCTTGCCCCCGGCGCAGGCTACTCCGTCTCCGCATACAACCCCGGCGCTCAGGTGGCCTCTGCCTCCTCTGGCAGCACCTTTACCGTACGGGCTAATCATGGCATTACAGCCGGGAACAGGCTCCTAATTAACCCCATCGGGACATCCACCTTCTCAGGGATCTACTCTGTAGCCTCCACCACGGCCACCACGATCACTCTTTCGAGCGGAACCTATACCGTGGCTGCGGGGGACTACATCTTCAACCTGGAGGGCGATTCCGGCTCCTCCTCGCCCAACTACGATGGTAGCGGGGTGCCGACCTACTCGGTCATGGACGGGGCGCTCGCGAACACCAACTCCACCGTGATAAGCGACGCCGGTGGAAACTACTTCTACTGGCACGCTTCGACGGTGGACATTTGGGAGCTTATCCGCTCTGCCGCAGGCACGCCCGTCGCCATCACCATCGTTCCTGCCGCTGTGGCCGGAACCGGAGGTGGCGGTGGAGGAGTCTCAACCTTCAGCATCTTCACCACGGCTACGCTTCCAGCCGCTTCCTCAGCCTACGAAAACACGCTCATCATCGTCAAAGACACAGGCTCGCCCGCAGTCCTGAAGTGGGCTGCACTGCAATCAGACGGCTCCTACGCCTGGAACGACCTGTCGTTCGGCATCTAGAAAGGATTTCACTGTGCGCAACACCATGAATAAGCTCGCGGTGGCGGCGGTCATGGCAGCGGCGGGGTGCGTGCTGATGGCAGCAACCACCGCTCCTGTCATAGTCATCACTCCTCCTCCAGTAGACAATGCCACCTGCTCTATCTCCATCACAGGGCTTGTGACACGTGTAGCGGATGGTAAGACCTATCGCTGCTACGACAACGATGCGGACGGCACTGGCAACTGGACGCTTATTCCGTCGCCTTCTGCATCCGCAGCCGGAACCGCAGGGGCCGTCCAATTCGCAGGATCAGCAGGCGCGTTTTCCTACGACGCCAATCTGAATGTCACCGGAGGCATTCTCTACACCCCTAGCAAAATCGTAGCGCAGGACGCATCCACTACCGCTGACAGTTACGGCAATGTCATCGCGCTGCCTGACAACCATGGCCTGACCACGGCAGGCACCGGGACAGGTCCAATGATGGCGGCGGGGACAGGGGCTATCAAATCAGGCGGGCTTGGATTTACTGACTGCGACAATTCCACCACACAGCAAGTGTGTCTATTCGAGAATGGCATCAACGTCTTTAACCCGCCAAATGGAATCGCTACCGGGAACTACTTCCTTGAGACTGCGGGCGATGGCACAGTTGGAGACTACGCTGCAAACGTAGGCGCAATGTTCTCCCCGGCAGGAAGTAATCCGACTTGCGCCGCAGGAATCTATGGGATCTATGTCAAGAACGGTGCGACCTCGTTCACCAAGTGCGAGAATGGTTCGGAATCTGCTGTAGGAACTGCTGCGGGAGGTACGGGATTCGATTCTTTGACAAGCGGAACAAATCTGTCTGCTGCCATGACTGTTGGTACAGGATCTAGCATGGCTACATCAGGAAGCGGCACCATTGTCGCTACATCGCTTTCTGCGGCATTGCCTCTAGCAAGTCTGACCGACTCTGGCACCGCTAATCAATGCCTGCTTTCGGGGGGAGGTGGAGGCGATCCTGCATGGGGAACCTGCGCCGCTACTGCCGGAACAGCCTTTTCCGCGATCACTGGAGGAGCCACCCCGAACACCGGCCAGTCATTGCTTATGGGCGCAGGCTCATCTCTCACCGTGGACACAGGCGCAAGCATCATCCTTTCAGGCACTGGCAGCGTCACGGCCACCAAATACACTGGCTCAGGGTCAACCACGAACGAGGTAGACCTCGCCACCGCAGAAGCCGCAGGCATACTGCCATTAGCTAAATTCACCGATGACAACGTCAACACCGTTTCAACCAAGTGTCTGCTCAACGGGGGCAGCGGCGCAGACCCTTCGTGGGGATCTTGTTCAGGAGGCGTGGCTGCAACCTCAGTCGTCATTGACGGAGGCGGGACCGCCAATGTGGACCTCGCTTCCGAGGTCGCAGGCGTCTTGCCAGTCGCCAACGGAGGCACTGGAACAGCCTTCTTCAATGTCTCCGGGCCAACGGCGCTTCACAATTACGTCTTCCCCAACAGCAATTCCACCATACCCTCGACAGCGACAACACCGCAATTAGGTTCAGCTAATACCTTTACTGGAATCAACGCTTTCAATAACCAGACCACCGAGACGCTTCCTGGCAACACGACAGGCCATACCAACCTGGGATATTCGCTTACTGGAGCCAATGTCGCATCCTATGAAATCTGGCAAGGAACACTTAATACTACCGGCATTGTTCCCGTATTCAGATATCAGCTTATCAATACTGCGTCAGATCCAACAAGCCTTTTCTTCGATTGGAGAGTAGGAGCATCGAGTTTCTTCAGCATGAGAGCAAGCGATGGACTGCTTACGGGCAAAAGCATGACTCTTTCCACCGGTCTGACCATTTCCGCAGGAAGCATCGACTTATCCGCGCCACCCTCCGGCAGACTATTCAATTCTACATACGGTGGCGGCGTTACTTCCTTCGATATAGCATCAGCCTCATCCGGCATCTATGTCTTTCCCGTTGTATCGGGCTCACCAAACTACATCTCATCGTCGGTAGGCACGGGAACCTGTGTTGCTGACGGTATATCCACATGGAGCGGGACGACAGGATACAAGACAAAGTGCACTGCTGCGGCGTCTGCGAATCAGTTCAAGATCGATAACGCCTCGGGTGTAATGTATGTCAACACCATATGGCCTGCATCTCCTCCAACGCTTTCCGTTGCCTCAATCGGAGATCAGTGGAATGGTGCAATTTACAGCAACCTCAACATCAATCCACACGGAGAGCTGACGTTACAGCCACAGGACGCAGGTAAAAACATCAACTTGACTGCCAATGCCACAGGAGTAGTGAATATCACCGGGACCATTGTCCATGTCGGCTCATTCGCTCAAGGCACATGCGTGACAACAACCTCTGCCGGAACTATAACCATAGACGACTGCAACGTCATCGTTCTTACTGGCGGGACGGCTATAACTACTATCAATACATGCGATACGGCAGCAGAGAACATATCGCGTGAACTTACAATCATATGGGGCGTTGGTGCCACTTTCGATGTTACTGATGGTAGCAACCTGAAGCTGAATGGAAACTTTACAACCGCTGTTGCCGACTCGACATTGAAATTGATCTGTAATGGCACTAATTGGGTTGAGATCTCAAGGAGTGTGAACTAATGCGTCTGATACGCACAATAGTAGCCATTGTTCTGGTATTCGGGGCCATGGCAACGGCAAATGCCGCCACGCTGTATGTCCGACTGCTTGGCGGAACCGCCGTACAATGCAATGGGCAGGTGGATGTGGATTACATCGCTGGACCTGGCACCAACAGCCCCAACTGCGCTCTCAACAAGGTATCATTGGCAGGCAATGTAGTCACACGTGGGTCTACTGTATGGGTCCACGGAGGTGGATACGCAAACGACTCAATCAATACACAGGTTGCTCCGGTAAATGAATCTGACCGTATCACATTCAACTGCACCGATGACGGAATCACCGCCTGCGGGGACACAGGATGCGCTACGCCGTGCTTAATCGCCTCCACGGGAACCCAGAACCCGATCTCGCTGACTACCCCCTCGCGTAGCTACATCACGATTGACGGATTCAGCACCTCCGGGGGCGTTGTCTATGGTGGGTCGTTCACTTCACAGCACAATATCCTGCGTAACTTGAATATAAGGGATTTCACCAACAACTTCGGCGTCCTGTTCATCGTGGACGGCTCCGATCAACTCGCCGAGAACGTAGTCATCACGCGCTCGCCGACAAAGATTTCCTCCCCGTCAATAGACGGGTTTGCGATGGGGCAATGCTTCAACAGTAGCCTGATTGACTGCGGCGGGCGCGCAGGCCACATGTCAAATAGGATAACCTTCCGCAACGTATCTGTTCACGGAGGGCGCAACGGCGGGCATATCGAATACTGCACCGACTGCGTCTACGACGGCGGGCAGATGGAGGACATCTACAACCACGTTCTGTCGATTGGCGAGAACGACGCCGCGCAGAGGTCGGGCGCGGAGTGCGGCGGAGCGGCAAGCGTAATCAACCTCACCATCAAGAACGTCAAGTTCTACGCGACGAGCGACTTCGGCGAACCCATCCCGGACGTTCGGAGCGTCTCTGGCTTCACCTTCATCAACAACGTCACCAACAACCTGCAACTCCCCGACGCGAACACGCCGCATTGTATCGACGGAGCCATCGTCGTTCGCAACAACGCCTTCGTGAACTACTCGACATCCGCGTCGAACGGCGTGCATCTTGGCCTGAACGCGAACCAGACCTCGGGTCGGACCGCCCCCGTCTTCGACATCGACTACAACGCTTACATTGGTGACACACGCACTTCTGACGGGTTGGTCAATGGCAACATCCAGGGCTTCTCAGTCC